ATAATCAAGGGCAAAGAAACTTTCTGGCCTTGTGAGAACCTATCTGAAGCACCTGACGAATACTTTGTAATGTGTCCTGATTCATGGGCTGAGTGTGAAGATCAAGGAGAGCTTATTGGTATAGTTCATTCTCATACTTATGGATCTGCTCTACCATCTGATGCTGACAAGGCATCTTGTGAACATTTGGGTTTACCTTTTTATATATACAGCGTTGAACAAAAAGATTGGTATAATTTTAAACCTAGTGGATATAAGTCTGGACTTTTTGGGAGGACTTGGATCTGGGGTAAACATGATTGCTGGTCATTGATAACTGATTATTTTTTAGAAAAAAAACAAATAGAATTGAAATCTTGGCCTAGACCTAAAAATTTAAAAACATTTGCAAATAATCCTTATTTTGAAAAAGTATTAACAGGCTCTGGATTTAAGGAAGTTAGTAAAAATGACATACAAGAAAATGATGTTTTACTTATGGAGGGAGCAGAAGAAAAGCTAAACCATGTTGCTTTGTATATTGGCAATCAAACTATTTTTCATCACAACATAAAACAGTTGAGTTGTAGAGAGATTTATGATTTAAAATATATACAAGCCACAAAAAAAGTTTTTAGATATGCAGCTTAGAAAACTTACAGTTTATGGAAGGCTGAGACAATTTTTAGGTCAATCACATTTTGAAGTTGCTGTTAATAATCCTAGACAGGCTTTTGCTTTTTTGATTGCAAACTTTCCAGAAGTAGAAAACCATATGACAAATCAGTTGTATAAGGTAAAAATGGGAGATATAGAAATAACGGAGGATTTATTAGAAGTAAGAGGTGATGGAAATATAAAAATAATTCCTATTGCTGTTGGTGCTAAAGGTGTTGCTCTTGGTGCTTTAGGAGTTTTTGGTGGCTCTGCTGCTGCTGCTGCTACAAGTGGATTTTTTGCAACTGCTATCGGTGGTGTTGTTGCTAGTGGTTTAACTGCTGTTGGTACTTCAATGCTCATAGATGGAGTTACAAGTATCATTGCACCAACTCCAAAAGTGCCAAATTTTAATGGTGAAGATTCTTTGTCTGATAATGACCCAAACGTACAAGCAAACTTTGGTTTTAATTCAATCACTAATACTTCGAGAGCTGGTGTTCCTGTCCCGATAATCTATGGAGAGGTGTTTACTGGATCTATTGTGATTAGCTCTGGTATTGATACAGTTCAAGTGGAGGGAACAGCAACATAATGGCTAAATTCGATCCAGCTTTTACTAATGGATTAATAACTAACCTTACAAATCCAGATTTACCAGCAGATTCACTAGCATCCAAACAGTTTCAAACGCTGATTGATTTAATTTCTGAGGGCGTTATATCAGGATTTCCCTCTGCCACTGGATCTAAAGGTTCGGCAGAATATAACACAAGTAGCCTTAAAGACGTATTCCTTAATGGGACTCAAGTATTACAACAAGCTGCTGGTACAAGTCCAGATGATACAGATTTTAATTTTCAAAATATTTCTTTTGAGCCTAGATTTGGCACTTCAGATCAAACTCCTATTGAGGGTATAAGTGACAGTGAATCAGAAACCGCAGTCGGGGTTACAGTAACAAAAGACTCTCCTGTTTCAAGATCAATAACAGACACAAATATTGATGCGGTTAGAGTTACAATTGCATTTCCTCAACTACAAAAATTTGAAGATAATGGAGATATAAATGGTGCTGAAGTAGCTCTAACAATTCAGACAATAGAAAATGATGGCACTACACAAACAGTTATTACAGACACAGTTAAAGGTAGAGCAGCAAGTACTTATTTTCGAGACTACAGAATAAATTTTGTTTCACTTTTAAACTTTCCTGTTACCATCAGAGTAAATAGAACAACTGATGACAGCACTGATTCATTTTTAAATGATAGTTTTCAGTGGTCATCTTTTACAGAAATAATAAATGAATCTAGACCATATGCTAACTCTGCTCATATAGGTTTACGCTTTGATGCTGAAACCTTTCCAAGTGTCCCCTCCCGTATGTACCGCGTCAGAGGAACTCTTATAAAAATTCCTCACAATGGCACTGTAAGGGCTGATGGTTCAATATCTTATTCTGGAACATTTAATGGGACATTTAAGACTGATAAAGAATATTCAAATGACCCTGCATGGGTTTTGTATGATTTATTAACAACTTCTAAAGGTTTTGGAGATCATATAGATTCAACTCAATTAGATGTTTTTAGTTTCTACGCAGCTTCAGTTTATTGTTCTGAGCAAGTTGACGATATGACAGGCTCTGGAAATACGGAGGCAAGGTTTTCAACAAACGTAGTTTTAAATACCCAACGTGACGCATATTCTTTAATAAATGATCTTTCTTCAGTAATGAGAGTAATGCCTTTTTATAGTGCTGGAGTAATAAACATATCCCAAGACAGACCAACAGATCCAAGCTATATCTATAATCTTAGCAACGTAACAGCAGAAGGGTTTTCATATTCAAACGCCAGTAAATCAACAAAGGCAACTGTAGTTAATGTCGGATACTTTGATAACGAAACACAATCAATAGATTATGAAACTGTAGAAGATACAGCATTACAAGCTAAATATGGAATTGTTGTTCGTAATTTAAAAGGCTTTGCTACTACTTCCAGAGGACAAGCTGCAAGACTTGGAAAATGGTTTTTGTACACACAGTCAAATGAGGCTGAAATCTGCTCATTTAAAACATCTATAGAATCAGGAACAATAGTAAGAGTTGGCACAATAATATCTGTTCAAGATCCCATGAGGGCAGGGGTTAGAAAAGGAGGCAGAATCAAAACAGGAGTTTCTACAACGGTAATTATTGTTGATCGTGGAGACTTACATGGCACAGACATGACTCATGATTCTGGAGCTACTTTGAGTGTGATTTTGTCTAATGGTACGTTAGAGACTAAAACTATTGATAGCATTATTGGAACTACTATTACTGTTACATCAGCATTTAGTTCTGTACCTTTAAGTAACTCTGTTTGGGTCATAGAAAGTACAGCTTTATCTCTTCAAACTTTCAGAGTATTTTCTGTCAAAGAAGTAAATCGGCTTGAATATGAAATACAGGCTGTTGCCCATAATCCATCTAAATATGCAAGTGTTGAAGATGGATCTACATTGCAAACAAAAACTATATCGAATTTAACTGCACTTAAACCATCACCAAGTAACCTACAAGGCTCAGAGCAAATTGTTGTTTTAAATAATCGTGCTGTATCAAAACTATTTATTCAATGGCAGCCTGTTTCTGGTGTTACAGAATACATGGTTCAATATAGATTTAAAAATGAAAACTTTATATCTGAAAGAGTAAGCAGACCAGACTTCACAATTTTTGAAACACAACTTGGAACTTATGAGATAAGAGTTTTTAGTTATAACGCTTTAGGAAAACCAAGCACAACACCATCAACAACGACTTTCACAACTGTAGGAAAAACAGCTTTACCAGCAGATCCAAGCGGCTTAACTCTTGAACCTGTTTCAGATCAGTTTGTGCGACTCAGATTTAACCCAGCAACAGATGTTGATGTTTTGCATGGAGGCACAGTTTCAGTAAGGCATACTCCCTCTATTGACCCAGCAGTAGCAACATTTCAAAACTCTACAGAAATAATTCCTAAACTTGCTGGAAATATCACAGAAACACTTGTCCCAGCTTTGACTGGCACATATTCAATTAAATTCATAGACGACACTGGAAATAGGTCAGACAATGCAGCAAGAATAATAGTTACAGCACCAGATCCACAGCCTAATCAAATAATACTTACAGAGAGAGAAGATACTGACGTACCACCGTTTCAAGGTGAGAAAGTAAATACTTTTTATGATGCAACTTTTGATGGTTTGCTTTTAGATGGCACTTTGTTATGGGATTCGATAACTCAAAATATTGATGATCTATCTAATATTGACTTTGCTGGTCCAATAAACTCAAGTGGTTCTTATGAGTTTCAAAACAAGGTTGATATGGGAGCAATATTTAACTTGATGTTGAAAAGAAGGTTTGTAACCTCTGGTCTTTTTGTGAATGACCTTATTGATTCAAGAACTGCCCTCATAGACACTTGGACTGAATTTGACGGAACACAGGCAGATGATGTCAACGCAAAACTTTTAGTTGCAACAACAGATATAGACCCAGCCACTTCAGTGTCAGCCAGCTACGAACAGAGTGGAACTACAATTACAATTACAAAAACCGATCATGGCTATTCTGTAGGAGATTTTGTTGTCATTGATTTTACTGCTGGTTCTGCGACTGATGGTAACTATGAGATCCAAACAGTACCAAATGCAAACACTTTTACAGTTACAGCCAGTGCCAGTGCGACTATATCAAGCGGAACTTCATGCACCTATGGGGCAAACTTTACGCAATTTAATACTTTTGCAAATGGAGAATATACAGCAAGAGGTTTTAAATTCAAGTGCGAACTTGAATCAAATGACCCAGCCCAAAATATCAATGTTACTGAACTTGGTTTTGAAGCAAGCGTTAAACGCAGAACAGAGACTGTAAATACATCTATAGCCTCTGGAACCTCTGCCAAAACAGTAACCTTTGCTAACCCATTTTTCACAGGTACTGGATCTTTAGGT